TACAAGCAAGAGTACCTGTCTACTCTGTACACCGCAGACACCCTTTACGGTGTTCAGGTGTATCGTCCTGAAGCTGGTTTTGTTCTGGCAGTACCTTCTGCCTAATAGAACTACGGGGGTCGCAATGGCCCCCTTTCCTTTTTTCTTGCTAGGAATAACCAATGGCTAACTATACAAAGACGACAGACTTTGCCGCTAAGGATACGCTTCCGGGTGGAGACACCAATAAGGTTATTCGTGGCTCAGAGTTTGAAACAGAATTTGATGCTATATCAACCGCAATTGCTACTAAGTCTGATACAGCAGGCCCAACTTTTACTGGCACAACTACAATTCCTACCGCTGACATTAACGGCGGAAACATTGACGGAACTGTAATAGGCGCTTCTTCAGCCGCCGCCGGTACTTTTACAAATCTAACTGCTAGTGGCACTGTCAACTTTAACGGCGCTACTGTTAGTAATCTCGGAACAATTACTACTGCTAACCTAGATGGCGGAACAGCAGACAATATAGTTATTGGTGGGGCAACACCGGCCGCAGGATCGTTTACAACCTTGGCGGCATCATCATCATTAACTGTAGGCGGTACAGCGGTTCTCACAAGCGTGGCGTTTTCTAATATAGATGCTGGCGCTATTACTACATCTGGCGAAACCTTTGCAGATAGCGATACTCAGATACCAACCAATGCGGCTGTAAAAGACCACGTTGAAGCTGTAATACCTACGCTATCTGTTACTGAGTCATCTGTAACGGCACACCAAGCGGCACTAGCTATTGCTGCTACTCAGATTACAAGCCTTACCTCTTCTGTTTCTGAATTAAACATTTTAGACGGTGTTACATCTACTGCAACAGAATTAAACCTTTTGGATGGAGTTACTGCAACTACGGCAGAAATTAACTATCTGGATGGCGTTACATCTAACATACAAACGCAATTTAACGCTATTAGCCCTTCCCCTACCTTTACGGCTACGGCTTCTGGTGCGTTGGCTAATGGCGACACGGTAATTGTCAACTCGGACGGTACGGTTTCTGCTGTAAGTACGACCCTATCCGCCTTAGACCCGCCAACAAAAGGAACTGCGGCTGAGTTTGAGGCTGGCGGTACAGGAAGTATTACTGCTGTTTTTGATCCCGATACAAATAAAGTTGTTGTTGCGTATGCAGATGCAGGTGACAGCGAAAAAGGCAAAGTTGCCATTGGGACAGTATCGGGAACTTCTATTAGCTTTGGGACGCCTGTGGAGTTTAACTCAGGAGTTACGCAATATATCCGTATAACTTATGACACCAATGTTAATAGAATAGTTATTGCGTATGCAGACTTTGCAGCCGGCGGTCACGTTATTGTTGGAACTGTAAGCGGAACCTCTGCATCGTTTGGAACAAGGGTGCAACACAATGCCGCTGAAACGACATATCACGGAATTACTTTTGATTCTAGCAACAATAAAGTAGTTATAACTTTTAGAGACAACGGCAACAGCAACTATGGTACAGCTATGGTTGGAACCGTAGATAGCAGTGATAACTCAATTAGTTTGGGTTCAGAAGTTGTTTTTAATGCTGGTAACACTTTTTATGCCATTCCAACATTTGATTCCAGCAATAACAAAGTAGTCATTGCATATCGGGATCAAGGAGACTCAAACAAAGGTAAAGCCATTGTTGGCACAGTATCGGGAACATCTATCAGCTTTGGAACTGCGGTTGTATTTGATGGTAACAACGGTTCTGAGTGGACATCAGCAACATTTGATTCTAACAGTAACAAGGTGGTTATTTTTTACCAAGACGATACTGACACAGAAACTAACGCTATCGTTGGCACTGTTTCTGGAACAAGTATTAGCTTTGGTACTGCGGTTCAGGTACTAGACGGCAACAACGTATACCACAGCGCAACATTTAACAGCGATGCTAATACCGTTTTAGTTGTTTTGAGGGAAGAAACTACGAATGACATTGAGTTATTTGTAGGTACTGTTTCTGGAACAAGCATTAGTTTTGTAACAGGATTAAAAGTTGCAGAAAACGCCGCACAGGTAGCTGTGGTTTACGACACTAACGCACAAAAAGGTGTTGTTTTTTACGATGATGACGATGACTCAAGTAAAGGTAAGGGCGTTGTAACTACTGTAAACGGCACTGGTACTACTCTTACAACAGAAAATTATGTAGGAATTGCGGACGCGGCATATTCAAACACCAATACAGCAACCATACAAACTGTTGGCGCTGTTGATGACGCTCAAAGCAGTTTAACACCGGGACAACTTTATTATATCCAAAATGATGGAAGTTTAAGCACAACAGCAGCAACTCCATCTGTAGTGGCTGGCGTTGCTATTTCATCTACTAAATTACTTATATCAAGGGCTTAATGTGAATGGACCCACTTTCTCTTGTAGCACTAGCGTCCTCGTCATTTAGAGGCGTACAGCTTTTAGTAAACAAAGGTGCTGAAATTGAACAAGTTGCTCAACAGTTAGGAAAGTGGTTTAGCTACGCCTCAGACATAAGACAAGCAGAAAGAGAAGCAGAAAACCCACCGATTTTTAAAAAGCTGTTTGGTGGTGGATCGGTAGAAGAAGAAGCCCTTAACGCTACTATAGCTCGTAAGAAGCTGCAAGAACAAGAGAAGCACATACGTGAGTTAATTATCTGGGCATACGGTAAAGAGACTTATGTAGAGATGATGCAGTTACGTAAGGACATACGTTTACGAAGAGAAAAAGCAGTATACCAACAACGTAAAAAAAGACAAAAGATAGCTGACGTAGTTGCTATGATTATAGGAACAGTAATTGCATCCGGTGTTGTATACGGAACAGCTTTATTTATTAAAGGCGCGTAACTATGGAAGATGACGGAATGAAAGAAGTGGTAGATACAATTTCTGTAGCAACTGGAGTTGGCGCTTTGGCTGGTTTGTTACCCGCTGTAGCAGCCCTGTTTACAATTGTGTGGACAGGTATACGCATCTGGGAAACTGAAACTGTAAAGCGTATGAGGGGCCTATAAGATATGTGGACAGCCCTTGTTGGACCCGTTGCAAACTTGGCTCAGAACTGGCTCGCTAACCGACACGAGAAGTCACAAGCCAAGCACGTAGCTCAAATGAAAGTCATTGAGAACACGGCTACGTGGGAACAGCACATGGCTGAAGCCAGTGGAAGGTCTTGGAAAGACGAATGGTTCACCGTTGTTCTTTCCTTGCCCTTATTAGCCGTTGGCTACGGAGTAGCTATGGATGACCTAAGTATTATGCAGCGGGTAGGTATAGCGTTTACTGAGCTAGACAAACTACCTGAGTACTATCAGTATTTACTTTTTGTTGCCGTTACAGCCAGCTTTGGCATACGTGGTGCTGACAAGCTGATGAAGATGAAGGGTAAGTAATATGGCAGTTACTGCCGAAGACATAAGAGCGTTTTACCTAGAATATTTAGGCAGAGAGCCTTTGCAGTCTGGTATTGACGCTTGGTTGGCTACTGGACAATCCTTAGTTCAGATAGCTGCTGGTATCTCTCAGTCTCCAGAAGCTGCGGTTTACAGGGCTTATCAACAAACCCTTGGGCGTGAACCAGAAATGGAAGAACGTGAAGCGTGGGTAGAGAAAATAAACACCACAGGGTCTATACAACAAGCTGTAACCGATATTGCTACGTCTCCAGAAGCTGTGGATTACGAAATAGATCAAACTGATTTACTTTCTGATACGACTTATGATGATACATTTGATGAAACAACAGGCGATGAAGAGCGTGTGTACGACTACACTAATCAACGTGAAGATGGGGGATCGCAAAATCTTTACTGGAACAACCATAGCCGACAAGTTACAACAAGTGATTTAGAAGAGCTGTACAACGCCCCAGATAACGCTAGGGTACGCGAAGCGTTTGGCACGTTTGATAACTACATGGCGTACATGGATGAGCGTCAAGACCTTATTGAAGCCGGTGATTACAAAGCTGATTGGTGGGATACTGGAGTTGCTCTTGTAGATGTTGAAGGCTTGGGCCGTGAGGGCGGTCAAGATGATCGTGCGCTTGAAATGGACATCATGCAAGAGGGTTCTCGTCAGGGCGAAGAAGGGTACAACGAACAAAAAGATGTATTTGAAAGTCTCTACGAAAAGTACACAGGCGAATCCGTTGTTAAATTTTTAGACAACGGTGCTAGGTACGAGTGGAACGGTACGTCTTTTGTACTGACCCAAGAAGCATACGGAATAAGCCTTGGTAGCGTGGTTGGTACTGTTTTACCTGCTATTGTTATTTCAGCGGGGTTAGGGCCAGCAGGGGCACAAGTGTTTGGTTCTGGTTTTGGCGCAGGGGCCTCAAGAGGCGCTATAAGCTCTATGCTTGGGCAGTACGTAACTTCAGGAAAAGTTGATCCAAACAGTGTTGCTCAGTCTGCTGCTCTTGGCGGAATCGGTGGTTTTTTTGATGATGTAGTTAGCGCAACACCGGGAAGTTACGGAATAGGCTGGACTGTTGATGGTGAGTGGGTATCAAAACCTACAGCGTTTGCAATTGAAAAAATAAAGTACCTAAGCAAAACTTTAGATATTCCGTTTAACGAAGCTGCTGGTATTGTAGAAGGCATCCTTATAGGCACTGTAAACGGCGAAGATTTAGAAGGCATAGCGATTAACGCAGTAGCCGGTTGGGGAGACGCTAAAACCTCACAGTATATTAAAGACACTTTAGGTGCAGACGGCGTTGACGTAGACAACTTCTTTAGAGAAGGCTCTACAAACATAAGTACTGAGGCTATACAAGGACTTGTTAGTAACGGAATACAGGCCCTTGTTGACGGCGGTATGTCTGATGTAGATGTCTTTAAAACGATGTACCAGTTTGTAGACCAAGGCGGCTCACTAGATTTCTTGTGGCCTGCACTTGGAAAACTAGACATTGATTTTGATGTAGAGTTTGGCGGCTTACCTAATTTCTGTGAAACGTTCCCTGATTTTCCTCTGTGTACAGACGGAGGGCCGCTGCCTGAGGTTTGTAAAAAAGATGACCAAGGCAACAAACCGTGGTACTGCGGTGTAGATATTGATATTCAAGTCTGTTCAGACAAACAAAAAGACGAAGGCGGTATTGAAGTAAGAATAGGACATCCTGATAGCTGGTACTGTGAAATGCCAGATATGCCAGATATTCCAGATATTCCAGATATTGACATTGAATTGTGTACCGAAGAAGAATTAAACCAAGGCGGGTACACTGTTAGAATAGGCGATAAAGATTCTTGGTTTTGTAAAGTTCCTAAAGTTACTGTTGAGCTTTGTACCGAAGAAGAAATAAAGCAGGGCGGTTACACTGTACGAATAGGCGACCCAGATAGTTGGTACTGCCAAGTGCCAGATATTCCTGATATTGTAGTATGTTCCGATGAACAAAAAGCACAAGGTGGTAAAGAAATAAGAATAGGCGACTCTTCAGATTGGTATTGCCAAATGCCTAAAATTACAGGCTCAGTAAACTGCGATGAATTAAGTTTTGCAATTGAAAACAGCGTAAACGGACAAACTTATACTAAACAAGTAAACGTAGAAACAGGGCTTGAAGAGTGTATCCCAGACGTAGTTGAGTGCATAGAAGGCTTTAATTTCAACGGCCAAACGTGTGTTAAAATTCCAGACATAGGGTGCGAAGACAAAAAAATCCCTAACGGTGTACAAAAGTTCAAGAAAAACAGTCTTGGTCAGTGTATACCTGATGTAATTGAGTGTATCGAAGGTTTTGATTTTGATGGACAACAGTGCGTTAAAATTAATATTAAAAAGCCTTGTCTTCCTCCGGGATCAGGAAAGGTCAGAAACGAAACAACAGATAAGTGTGAGTGTCCTCCGGGTCAAGAAGAAAACGCTTTAGGGTACTGTGTTGATCCAGTAGATAAGTGTCCTGCTGGACAACAAAGAAACGCAGAAGGTGTTTGCGAAAACATTGAGGGACCAGAGGGACCAGAGGGACCAGACGGGCCAGATGTTGATATACCTTCTTTTAAAATGCCTGACATTAACATGCCGAAGTTTGAAACGCCACAGCTTGACCAACAAACACAAGTAACAGCGGACCCACGCCTTTTAACTAGATCACAGTTTCCAATAACAGATTACTTATCTCAAGCAATTAAAGGCGGCGGTATGCTTACAGGTAACGGGAATAAATTAGCATGACATATTTAAACTTAGTCAACAACGTTCTTAGGCGACTCCGTGAAGACGAAGTAACTAACGTATCCGAAAGCACATACAGTAAAATGGTAGGTGACTTTATAAACGACTCTAAAAAACTTGTGGAAAACGCTTGGGATTGGTCTGCTCTACGCAGCACACTTACGATTACTACGGCTGCTGACGACTACACGTACTCATTGACAGGCAGCGGAAACCAAGGCAGAGTATTTAGAATCATCAACGACACGTCAAACTGTGAGCTACAATATCAGACGCAAGCGTGGTTCGACAACGAGTTTTTTGTAAATAACCCCGTATCAGGCTCTCCTAGGTACTTTACGTACAACGGAGTAGACGGCTCTGGAGACACTCAAATTGACATATATCCCAAGCCTGACGGTGTTTACTCTTTGAAGGCTAAAGTTGTGTTACGTAATGTAGACTTGAGCGCAGACTCAGATACACTAGCAATTCCAAACCAGCCTGTGATTCACATGGCGGTAGCCCTGTTGTCTCGTGAGCGTGGTGAGACAGGCGGTACATCTACTGCTGAGTACTTTGCTTTAGCTGATAAATACCTATCTGACGCTGTTGACTTAGACGCGCAAAAACACCCTGAAGAAACTATCTTTTACACTCCTTAGGAACTACTATGGCACAGCCTCTACAAAGTATTAACTTGGTTGCTCCTGCGTTTCAAGGGATCAACACAGAAGACTCTCCTCTAGCACAGGACACGTCTTTTGCTGAGATTGCAGACAATGCAATTATTGATCGACAGGGCCGCCTTGCGTCTCGTCAGGGCAACAATGTTCTTACAACAAACAAAACGGCGTTGGGTGCAGACCATATCCACAACATCCATGAGTTTTACGACAGTGCTGGTAACGAAACCATATTTAGCACTGGCAATAACAAGATAATGAGCGGTACGACTACGCTGACAGATGTGACTCCCGGCTCATACACAATTACAGCCAATGATTGGAAAATTGTAAACTTTAACGACAAGGCTTATTTTTTCCAGCGTGGCTATGACCCGCTAGTACATGACAATAGCAACGGGCTAAGGACATTTACAGTAGCCAACAGTGGAGCTACTAACGCTAATTTTAAAGCAAACGAAGTTGTTGCTGCATTTGGCAGGTTGTTTATTGCTGGTAATGCTACTAACGACACGGTTATTTACTGGTCTGATTTACTAGACGGTAACGCATTTACTGGCGGGTCTAGCGGCAGCATTGACGTAGCAAAGGCGTGGCCCAACGGCGCTGACAAAATTGTTGCGTTAGCGGCTCACAACGATTTCCTTGTAGTATTTGGTGAACACAGTATAATTGTTTACGGTGGTGCTGATAGCCCCGCAAGTATGGCAATTAATGATACTATATCAGGAGTAGGCTGTATTGACCGTAAAACAGTACAAAACATTGGTACTGATTTGTTGTTTTTAAGTGACGACGGTTTGCGAAGTTTTGGTCGTGTTGTTCAAGAAAAGTCTTTACCTATAACAGATGCTAGTCGCAATGTAAAACAAGACCTAATTGCTAAACTAGCCGCTAAGACTAGCCCTGCTACCTCTGTGTACAGCCCTGAAAACTATTTTTATTTGTTAGGTTTACCTAATAGCAATTTAATTTATTGCTTTGATCTTAGGGGTAGGCTAGAAAATGGCTCATTTCGCGTAACCAAGTGGCCTAGTGTTAATTTTAAAAGTTTTGCTAGGGACCGCAACGGTGACGTGTACATTGGCACAGTTGATGGCATAGGCAAGTACAACGGTTACGACGATAACAACTCATCTTTTATTTTTCGTTACTCAAGCCCCGGCCTGACTTTTGGCGATCCGTCAAAAATCAAGATTCTTAAAAAAATTAGACCGACTATTGTTGGTGGTAATGATGCTGACATTATTCTTAGCTGGACGTATGACTTTTCGGTTCAGGCCAATACGTCACGGTTTAGAGTGGGCTCTTCAAATCCGGGCTTCTATGGTGAATCAGAGTACACTCAAGTAGATTTTACATTAGGCGACTTAATTAGCCGCAAGTCTTTAAACTGTACAGGGAACGGCTCTGTAATTTCTGTAGGACTACAAACAGAAGTAAACGGCAACTCTATATCCCTACAGGAAATGAACGTATTAGCACTTATAGGTAAAACAGTATGATAAATAAAAACAGAGGGATTAAGTAATGGGTATTTTAAGCGATCTATTAGGAGGGGTTGCGTCTGACCTGTATACTGACATTCCCTCTCAAGTCAAATCATTGTACACATCGCCGCTAACGCAAATTACGGCGCCTGATATAAGTTTTCAACCGTTTACCGTAACAGGCCCAACAGGATCAGCAATTCAAGCGTCTACTCTAGGCACTTCTTTTGGGTTAAGTCCTGCTGAAAAGGCGTTGCAAGACAACTTGATAACAAGCTCTGGACAAATGTTTGCAAAGTCTGTACTACCTACAACAGAACGAGAAGCAGCTATCTACGACAGAATTAGAGCTACCCAGTTACCGGAAGAAACACGACAAAATTTAATGTTAGAAGAACGTTTAGCAAACCAAGGACGTTTAGGTGTACAAAGCGCCATGTTTGGCGGCGCACCAGAGCAGTTGGCGTTAGCCAAAGCTCAAGAAGAAGCAAAAAACCAAGCGGCTTTGATGGCGATGCAGCAAGCAGCACAAGAACAGCAACAACAAGCCGCTATGGGAACTCAGTTCCTGCAACAATCGTATACGCCTCAGGCTGCAATGTTGTCAACGTTCTCTCCTGCACTTAACGTAGCGAGCATGACTGACGTAGCTAGACGACAAATGGGTGAGTACAATCTTGAAACGCAGATTGCTAACTTGGAAGGTGCTCTTGGTCAACGTGCTGGATTGGGAAGCCTGTACTCAGGTATGTTTAGCGGGGCAGGTAACTTAATTGGCGGTCTTGCAGGTGCTGCTGGAGACATTTTAGGCGGCTATCTTAGCAAAGGTTAAAGGACAACATCATGGCTATTAGAAGAATATCAAACATAGGCGGTATGCTGACTCAGGCTGGGCAGCAGCAAGCTGAAATGATGAGCCAAGGAGCTAGTGCTTTTGGTACTGGTTTAGGGGCTGGCTTGGGTGCTGTTGGGCAGGGTGTGCTTACGGGCATACGCCAGAGAGACGTTCAGCAGGCTTTGACTGAGTTTGCCAACAATCCAGCTAAACTAGATGAGCTTGCGGCTCAGTACGCAGCACGAGGACAAGCTGAAGTAGCAAACGCTTTTACTGCTGCGGCTAAAAACGCAAGACTAGCCGCTACTCAGACAGCGTTACAAGGGCTAGACATGACAGACCCTGCTTCTGTTTTAAGCACAGGTCGAACAATAATGGCACAAGACACGGAAGCAGGTCTAAGTCTAGTTACCACAGGCGCTGAGATGACACAAGCTAAGCAGGATGGTCAAAGAATGGCTCAAAATCTTACGGCTATGTACGGATCAGAAAACAAAGCAGCCTCTGCCCTCGCCGCAGAGTTAAAAAACGTAACTACTCCAGCGGCATTAGATGCGCTTAGACAGCCTTACATTGAGCAAATGACTGCTAGACTGCCTAAAACTGGAAGCGATGCTAGATTCCAAATAGCCTCTGGTGTGGTTCCTAATCTTACAAAAGCTAAATTTGATGAGCTTGGTTTGGCTAATTTTTCTGAAGAAGGATTTACTCAGTGGACTGCAGGCCAAGAAGGGGGCGATATTGTTGCTTGGCAGTACAAAGATGCAGACGGTAACTTAGACATCAAAGCGTTTAGAACAGGCAACGGATTAGTCTACGTAAACGGTCAGTGGGTAACTCCTGAAGACGCTGGGTTAATTCAAGAGGCTCCAGAAAGTCAAGTAATTGAGCAGGCGGCTTCTAGTTTTGAAGACGAAATTATTAAGAAGAACGCTGAAAATTTCTTTGACCTGAATCAACAAGCTAGAGAATCTGCAACGGCTCTTGCTGGCTTAGATGACGTTATTGGCATGATTGACGATATGCCTACCGGAGCTTTTGCAACCACTAAAGCTAACTTGATTAGGTACTTTAGACAAATTGGTTTGGACTTAGAACCTGAGTTTGGGGACATTGAAGATTACCAAGCCTTTGAAGCTGCTGCTGGTAGACGAGTGGCTAGTTACATTAAGACATTGGGTTCAGGCAACGGCATTACCGACAAAGACTTGGAGTTTACTCTGAAGGTCGTAGGTGCGTCTGCTGCGCTAGAGCCGGGGTCTTTAAAAAGGATTCTTCAGGAGTTCCAAGCAGCTAACATTAAGAAGATTACAGACTACAACAACATTCGCACTAAAACAGCTAACGCCCTAGACAAACGTAGTAAAGGAAGCTCTGAGCTTAGTATGAGTTCTTTCCAGCTTATTCCGGTTCCTTCTGTTGGCGGGTTTGACATTGGTACGCCAGCTCCAGTTGATTGAAGAGTAATAAACAATGCCTACAAAAAATGTACCAGTAACAGATAAATCTACGGGAAAAACTTACAACATTCCTGTGACTTACCCTGAAGGCGCTACTGATGAGCAGATTCAAGAACAAGCTAGAAAGTTTGTACAGGCGGGTGGGCTAAGGGATTACGAAAACACGGTAAACCCTCCTTTAGTTCCTAGGCCTCCTCCTGCAAACTACGGTGAGCGAATGATACGTGAGTACGCTGAGACGGATTTTAGACAACCTTTTGATGAGTTTGGTTCTGAGGTTGAAAGGCGTAAACTAGAAGTAGCCAAAGACCCTAATGATCCTACGCTTGGTTTAGGTATGGCTGGTTTGTACCAACAAGGGGCTATTCCAGTTTCTCAAGCTGCTCGTGTTGGCGGTGAAACTGTAGTATCTGCCATAAAACCTTTAATACCTTTAGAAGTGCGTAATTTTTTTGGTGATAGTTTTGATAGGTTAATGGAAAATGAAAGAACTAGAGCACTAATACAGTCTTTAGTCAGTGGCGAAAAATCGTTTTACAAGGCAATAACAGACAGCCCACGGGAAGCTGAAGAACTACAACAAGCAGCACGAAACCACTTAGGAACTCAGTTTGATTTACAAATGGCTTTTTCTCCTCGCCCTGACTTATTAAGTTTAGATAGACAACTTGCGGCTGCAAACAGAGCTAAAGTAGCGGCTAATCAAGCAAGAACAACTAAAAGAAAACAAGCTACTGCTAACATGATTGAGCCTATAACTTTTAAAACCACAGCAAAAACAGAAAAGTCTATGGGATACGAGTATTGGGTTCCTGACGAGTTTGGTAACACACAAATAGACGCTTTAGAAAACATCCCCGGTTTTAATCCTTATGGCAGTTATCACGAGGCTATGAGGGTTACTCAACGCCACGTAGATTCTCAAAAAAGACGTTTAGACGCTTTAATAGAAAAAAACAACACACCCATTGAAATGGACTTTGTAAACAACAAACTAGCAGAAAGGCTAAGACAGTTTAAAGAGTCTGACGTATACCTGAGTATGCCAAAGCAGGCACGTAAATACTGGGACAGCGCTATAGCATCGGCACAACAGATATTTGCTACTGAAAGTGCTGACCTAATTGGCGTTTTAAACGCAAGAAGACGTTTTGACCAAAGTAGAGCGGACATGGGAATTAGTCAAGACGCAGAACTAGCTAATGCGCAAGCTATGGCAAACAAAGCAGTTCGGGGCGCTCTTAACGACATTCTTAAAGCTGGAACAGAAGGACCAGATGTTCACAACTTGTTGGACGACCAATTTAGAATTTTGACCGCAATGGACAACTTAAACTACAGAAGAAATGGAGAAGCCAGAGGAGCGATTAGTAGGACTTTAGACGCTATATCTAACCACACTGGAGGACTAGGCAGAGTAAGCACAAGTATTATCGGCCTTGTAGCTACAGGCGCTACTATTATGCAACCTATGGTTGGCGGTGCGCTTGCCGCAGCCGCAGGTGGTGGATACGTTGCGCTTCAAATACAACGTCACGGTAAAGCGGCTGTTATTAAGGCTTACGGAGAAACTTTAGGTTTGCTTAACAAAGCCATCCGCAGCATTAGCGACCCTACCAAAGTAGAAGCACTTGAGCTAGACCGTTTACTTTTGATAGAAATGATGGACGAAGCTAGAAACTACGAGGTACCGTCTGAAGATGAGCAGCGATACAACGTATCAAGCTAGAGTAATGAGGGACTACAGAGGAGAGGCTGACTTAAGTTCTTACATGGAGTCAGCAAGTAATTTAACCAGAACGGGAATGTTAGCAGCCGGAGGAATGGATGAAGACCAAGAACAACAACGATAAGCACAGCGTATCATTTACGTCGATTGATTACCACTCTATGTGTCAGAAGTCAAAGGACAGGATTAGACGCATGAAAGAAATGGGAATACCCACGCCCCATGACCCGAAAGACAAGCCAGAGGACGTAGGTAAGTCTGAAGGTTATTCCATACTGTTTATGTCATAACTCACAGTTATTCCCTGTGCAAGCCAGTTGTTGTGATCCTTCGGTCATGTCGCTGGCTTCCTCTATGTCCCACGATATTTCCTTAGGAAAGTCTTTAGCAAGCTGTCTGTACACCTTCTTGTCCACAGGTTCGTACGGTGCTTGCTGGTACGTG